CGTAATGTGCCATTATGCCCAACTCACATTTCCAGTACCAGCAGTAATCGTTGATACTTTAAAAGCACCATCGGTTGCGGTAGAACCTGTTAAGCCAGCACCGATTGTTATTGTAAAAGTATTTGCATAGCGGAATATAACGACTCCAGATCCACCGTTTCCGCCAGCAGCCGCGCTTGTTCCAGCAACGTTACTGCCGCCGCCGCCACCGCCGCCTTTATTTGTATCTCCTGCAACACCAACAGCACCAGATCCACCTGATGCTCCGCCGCCGCCTGAACCACCGGCGGCTGAACCTGAACCCGTGCCAGAAGTAGGCGCACCGCCGCCGCCGCCTGCATAAGTAACTGATGATCCAGTTATTGAGGATGCAGTACCGTTGCCACCTTGACCGCCTGAACCGCCACTAGTTCCTGCTGCTGATGCTCCGCCGCCGCCACCGCCGCGGTAAGGGCTTACGGTTTGACCAGATCCGCCTGCGTTTCCTTCGCTGGGACTATAACTGCCTGCGTTTCCAGTACCGCCGCTACCTGCACCGCCCGCAGCATTTCCAGAAATACCGCCGCCAGATCCTCCGTTGCCAGGAGTAGTTTGAATTCCAGCACCCACGGCAGAATAAGAACCACCACCGCCGCCGCCAGAAGCACTATTTGTATCAAAGGTAGATGCAGTTCCGTTTGATCCAGTATTTTCACGATTGGAAGAACCAGTACCACCGCCGCCAATTGTGCAAGTGTAATTAGTTCCAGTTGCAAAAGATTGTGAAGTAAACGAACGATATCCGCCAGCGCCGCCACCGCCGCCGATCCAAGTGCCGCCACCACCGCCGCCTGCAACAATTAAATAATCTAGAATTTTTGCTGGAGGAGCAGGTGATAAAACGGCTATAACGTTATTGAGCATTACGAAATTGCTCCTACGACATACCAAGCATCTGTGCCAGTTTTAATACAAGCTGCTGATTTGTACTGAGCAAGTGTTGGAGATGCTGCTACCGCACCGGCTGAAAGAATGGTTGTTGTGCCGCTAGTTACTGCTGAAATTGTGCAAAGACCAGCGCCGATATTGAGGACTGTAATTACTGTGCCGATTGGATGAGCTACAGAAGCGTTAGTCGGGATCTTGATTGCATTTGCTGAAGCATTGCTCTGGGTAATCAAAGTCTGATAAGAGTCGTTTAGGACTGTTGTGTAAGTAGTGCCAGTTTGAGCGTTAAGCGTGAACGCTACTAGCCCGTTAAACATAGCCGCGCTTAGGACATCGCCTGTGCTTGCTGGAAAGCCTGTTGCCATCTTATATCTCCTAGTACGCCATTATGTTAGTGCCGATTATACCTGATACAGCCGAGCCTATGATGAAGCCCTCGACTATTGGCTCAAGTGTTGTCACAGTTACCTTCATGGAGTTTGGCGTTATATTCCAGTCCAGTCCTTGCGCTTGTAGTGTCTTAACGATCGTTGAGCCATCTGGCTGAACATTCGTAATCTTTAGGTTAGAGAAGTAATCCAGCCCTAGCATTGTGGCTGTTGGTACATCTGGGTCAAGTAGATCGACCGTCATAGCATCGATGCGGATTGTAGTCTCGGCTCTAGTGGCTACATATATCTTGGCGATGTTTAGAGCGTCTGCATCTGTCTGGGCTACCAAGTTAGTCTGATTAAGTTGATGGGAGAAGTACTTAGCGATTGAGGCTGCATTCTCTGAGACTTGCTCAGTACCACCAACAATGGTCATTCCTGAACTGTTGATGATTAACTTGTCATCGAAGGCAAATACTAGATTGGTGTAAGGGATGCCAGTAGTTTGATCAAATTCGATCGGAGTCTCGCCATATTTTTTAATTACATTGGTGCGGCTGAGGAATACTGCTGTGCCTTCTGAGTCAATATAGAATGCGCCTTGCTCGGAGAATTCTGCATTCTTTAACGCATCGAGGGAAGTGCGAGAAGTGCCTGGATCAGCTTGGCAGGTCGTGTCGCCGGTATCTATTGTGCGCATCGATGTTGGCCAAGACACTTGATCTAGGATCTTGCCTATGCGAGTGCCTGTGCCTTGCCCTGCTGTGGCACTTGCCACCGTTGTAACAGTTGCCTGTTGCATAAGTCTGAAGGCATCTGTGCAAACAATGTCCACATAACCAGTTTCCTGTCCTTTGGGATAGGTGTACTTGTACTCGATGGTATAGCCAGAGAATAGGAAGTAACCAACTCCGCCGACTGTTGCTGACACGCGCAGCTTGCGTAGCGGAGTTAGGAAACCAAAGTAAGGGCTAGAAGTATTCTGCGGATTAAAGTAGCTGAGGGGATCTAGGACTCGAATAGTTGCTTGACCAGCCTCGTAGGTGTCTCGCATGATGTTGCGCCCTCGACGAATGCTAATGGAATAAACGTCTGGAGTTAAATCAACTGTTGGCTCTGGAGTAGTAGTTGAGGCTAATGTGCCTGTGCCTAATACGCCGTATTTGATATCGCCAATAGTAAAGGGATAACCAAAGGTAGCGCCCGATGTAAAGTCAAAGGATACGCTTATCTGAGCAGGTAAAGTCATGGCGTAGGTGTTTCGGCAAATGATCCAGATCGACGGTTAATAGAAATCTTGTTGCCTGAAAGTGAGTCATTAGTTTGCTTGACTGTAATGGCATCTGCGAGCATTGTGCCATCCACGTATAGATCAACCTTAACGGTTGCAGGGAAGGCTTGGTTAAACGATGGATTGGCAGGAATGAAATCTGTCATATCGCCTAAACCTATGTCACCAAAGTTTGAAGTAACTCCGCTAACACCGCTTGGAACTGCGCTGACTGCGATTGCTCTTACTTGCGCCTGAATTGCATCAAGGTAAGCAGCCCAGCCAGCAAACGGGTTCTTAGCATCTGGCAAGTTTTTCAGATAAGCGATAAGTCCAACACTTAGTCCTTGAGCCTTGCCAATTTCACCAGCTAGTTTAGAAGCTTCTGTTGTGTTGCCGGTTAGAAGTGCTAGTTGCAGTTCTAAGCGTTTGCGCTCATCGTCGCTGATCCTGCCTTTAAGGGCTGCAATGATTTGAGTTTGTTCAACATCGAATAAAGTGCCAGCCTTTTGTAACGCAGTTTGCTCTTTGATGGCTTTAGTATTCTTGGCAAGAACTACTGTCTGTTCTTTAGTGCGCTTTAAGGTTGCCTTCTCGATTGCTGCCTTTTTAAGTTCTGCTTGAATTGCTGGAGTGATACCTGAAGCAATTTTGCCTCGATTGGCTTCTGCTTGGCCAATAGCCGCGAACTGTCCAAAGTTGCCAGTAAGCAAAGCCCTGGCTTGTGCAATACCTACTCCAAAGCGACGGATAAAAGTTTCTAAAGATGTTGAGGCGCGCTCAATAAGTGTAATAGTATTTTGTAGGCCGCCAGAGCCCCCGCCGCCAAGAACAGATAACGCATCGACTAAACCTCTACCGATGGCTTCTTGAGCGTTGGCTGCTGCAACTGTCAACTTATCCAATGATCCAGAGTAACTATCAGCTGCAAGTTGAGCCTGGCCACCGAATAGAATGTTAATGCGTTGTTGAACTTCCTCAAAGGACATAGCCTTTAACTGTGCCTGAGTTAGCCCAAGGCCATATTTAGCAAGTGCGCGAGTCTGCCCTACATAACCTTTGCTCAAATCGCCTGAAACGGTTACGACATCTATCCCAGTTGCGGCAGACAGATTTAGCGCTGTGCGAAGTAATGATTGGCTCTTTGCTACATCTCCAGTAGTTGTAAGCAAGCGCTGGAATGCTGGACGAAGTTGGTCATCGAGGACGCCGAAGGTTTTCTCTAGTTCTGAAATGAATGATCGGACTGAAGGATCTGCAAAGGCTAAGCCTAAGTTATCTAATGATCGAGTTAAAAGTTGAGCGGCTTTGTCATCTGATGCAAAGGCTTTGGCAGCATTAAACCCAGCCCGACCTAATCTTTGAGCTGTGAATAATCCTGCATAGGATTTAGCAAGGTTCTTAACCTGAGAATTGAGGCTTAATGTCTGCTTTGCAGCATCGGTAAAAGCTTTTTTTCCAGCGAATACCGAGGCAATCGTAATGTTTAAATCAGCCATTATTTGCCATCCGTTCTTACATTAAACTTCTTTGCTGAGTTTTCGATAGCTTTAACTACCGCGGCAGTTACTCTGCCCTGATCTTCTGCAAAGGCTCTAAATATAACGCGACCAGTCATCTTGCGGGTTGATCTGCCAGCCTGTCCTTGCTGACGAGGGCGAGCGTTGACTAATTGTCCAAGAGAATTAAACCTGTTGATAAATTGCTTGCCAGCGTTAGGGTTAAGCGACTTGTTAACTTTGTTAGACGTGTCAATGTAATCGCTAAACTTACCGCGTGTTGAAGCTTGAGAAGGTTGTCCAGAAGGATTCTTGCGACCCGATGTCTCGTATATTGCTCCACCGGCAGATGAGTTGATTATGCGTGCTAGGGCTACGAATCCGCTTCTGTTTGGTTTAGAAGGGCTTGTTGAGTATTTAACTCCGCGCTTGGCTTCTGTCTGATCGTACTTAGGGAAGTGACGATAATTAGTTGTCTCTGTTGAAGAACTTGCAGAAGTCCAACCAGATAGCATCTGACTATTTGCTGGCATAAAGCCGCGAGCCTTATTAGTAATTGGCTTGAGGGCAGCAGTCATCTCTTTAGTCTGGGCCTTTGCTAGATCAGGCTCAAACTTTCTTAGCGCTTTGCGAAGTTTGTCAGCGCCTTTTAGTTCTACTGCCATCCTCACGCTCCTTCGCTCTGTCTTTCAGGGCTTTAAGTAAAGTCCTGAACATTGTGTGATCTAGTTCGATTAAAGTTTGGGGCGAGAGTCCTGTCTCAAGCGATAGTCTCGCTACGAGATAGGTGAAGGACTCCCGCGTTACTCCAAAGGGTCATCATCAAGGACCTCGACTCGCGTCAATGTCTCAAGGAATGACTCTCCGAAGGGTTTAACGGTTTCACCCGACCGACGGATTGCTTCCCAGCAGAGCCAATATACATCGGTCTGCTTTTCGTCATCTCTAAAGGCTTTGTGGAAGCCCTTCTTTGCATACTGCTCGAAGGCGTACTCAATCGCTGGAGTGATCTGGTACTCGTTAACGCTTCCATCTGCCCTTGTTACCTTTAGTTTTGCCATTGTTTGCCCCTTAGTTAGTTATTTAGAATGTGCCGGTTGTTGCTACTGCAACTGTACCGTTAACAGTCCAGGTTACGCTCTGAGTGCCAAGATCGCCAACAGCGCCGTTAATATCGGTTGTGTTGTTGACTAGGCAAGTCATTGTGTAAAGAGGGTTAGTTGCGCTTACTGCTGTGCCTTTTGTCTGAAGAAGCACAACTGTTACTGACGTACCCCAAGCAGCTTGCAAAGTTGCTAGAACGTTTGCTGTTGCTGTGTCATTGAGGAAGTCGATTGTTACTGATGAGGCTTCCAAGCCCTTGACGAACTTGTGGCCTGAGTCTCCCATTGCTGTGACTTCAAGTTCATCGAAGCTGCGGTTAAGGGTTACAGAAGTTACGTGGTCGCTAAGATCAACGGTGTTAACCTTCACGCCTACGTTATTGCTTAGAAATACTGCCATTTAGGTTATTCCTCGTCTTTCTTAGTAGATGGTTTTGGTGCTGTTGGTGCAACCTGCCCGATCTTAATCAGGAAGGCTTCTTGCTCTTTTTCCCACTCGGACATAATTAACTCCAACTCGTTAGGACTGAAACTTGCATTGAGCAAGTCAATAGATCGCCCGTTGCAGCGCTGAGAACGCTTGGCGCGCTCACATCTCCCACATTATAGACGATAGAAGATGCCGCTAGTTTGTTAAACACAGCTACTAGCAGATCTTCAATTCCATTCAGGTTTCCTTCGTTGTCCAATAAAGGAACGAAGATATTAATATTAAAATTAGCAAGCGGCGCGATAGTGTTATAGCCATTGTTATTTGGAGTCACATAAGGATCAGCCGGTGAGATAACTACGCTGTTGACGATAGGCGTAGCTGGTGGGAATGAGAATACTGAGTATTTAGTGTTATCGACTAGAGCCGCTGCAATAGTGCCGCGAAGTGTTGAGATCGCTGCCATGGTTAGCCAACCATCGAGCGCGGATCTAAGTAAGGCGCAAGCAAGCCGCGAACACGAGCGAGCAAAGTGTTAGACATTGTGAACGGGCTAGGTGCGAAGCCATCTACTGTCATTCCTTGGCCGCTTGGCGCTTGGCGCGCTTGCCAGATAGCAATAGAGATCATTAACGATGCTTCTTGGATTGCAGGAACGGTTGCTGGGTCAAGTGTCTCTGTTGCCGCAACTGTGCCGTAGGGATTGACTGGATGGTAGGCAAGGGCTGAGCCATGGCTAATCGTATAGCTAATTGTTTTATCGCTGACTGCCGTAATTGTTTTAGAACCGTTGAGATGAGCTCCGTTATTAGACACGACTACGGTCTGACCGACATAAAAAACATTTTCAACATTTTCATCGAAATATAACGTTGCAGATGTAGTTGTTGACTCGCTGGCTATGTTAAAAGATTTATTATTCCAAATAAAAGGAAGAAGGACATTATCTGAAGCATCGCAGACAGATTGCAAGACTGCATCGGTGTATAAAGTTCCTACGCCTAAAGCCGTGCGAAGTTCTGCAACTGTTGTCAGAGCCATCTTGTAATCCTTCCTAAAGACTGGCGGGGTAGAAGGGCACTACCCCGCCAGCGACTTAAATAGGCTTACGCCTTGTTGTTTTGGAATGCGCCAGCTGCAACTTTAGTTGCGATTGCGCCATAGCCGTAGTAACCAATAGTGACCTGACCTGCGGCTGTTGATTCTGCGCGCAAGCGGTAGGTTGGTGACTCGTACCATGTGTAGGCATCTGGGTTGACGATAAGGATTGTTCCATCGCCATCTCCGCCGTTTGTAGGATCTACGTAAAGGTTTAATCCTGCAACGTTGCCTGTTAGTGATGTAGGTGTTGACACACCTGGTTGGTTCATAGGATTTGTAACAGCCGAATAAATTGGACGTCCAGCATCATTTAGTGTCATGAGGTTTGACCATTGTCCAGTAGAGACAATCATGTTACGAGCAAATGGATTTGAAAGTCCAGCAGTTGCGCCATATACAGAAGCAGCGCCACGACCAACGATTCCGAGAAGTTCTGCTGCTGTTGGGTATGTTGCGACTGTTGTTGCATCAACTGTTGCACCGGCAATTAGCGCTGCATTTACTGCTGCGTTTGTTGACTTTGCGTAAGCTGCTGCCATGTTGCGAACTAGTTCATCAAAGAATGCTGGAGATGTACGATCTAGCAATTCTACTGAGAACACTTGCTGTCCAGCGTACTTTTGTACTGTTACTGATAAGAACGCTGAGT